GGAAGACCAGGACTGGGGATTAACCCAGCCACTTACTCGGCATCACGCCGCGTAATTCAGATAATGAACCCCACGAAAGGATCCACATATGAACTACTGAGTTCTGTTAGGAACTCGGCTTGAAGCTGAGCTACCGATGTTCGAACACGCTTGTAAAAGAGAACTGGGTCCTCCCTTTCAAGGGTCCGCTTTGAGGTTTGCACCCCATCGCGACCATGCGAATCCCAAGTCGGGTATCGCATAACGGGTTGGTAACTGACGCGCGCCCCTTCGGGCGTTTGTTCGGTCACGTAATCGTTGCGTGATCTATCCCAGGTTGTGTTCAACCAATGCAAATAGCCTCCGAAGCCAGTCGCCTTTCGGGTAGCATCCTCTTTTAATCGAGAGTGCGACCTATCTGGGCTAACCAGCTGGTATTTGAAGGACGTATCTACACCACCCCAAAGACGTTTCGGGATGAAACTTTTCAAGTAGAACCAAAGACCCTCAACCTCTGGGTTGAGGACACTTAGTCCTGGCACTTCCGCCCATTTCCGCAGCTTGTTGGCCACGTCAATAACGTCTGCGACGCTTGAAAGAGGTTCCTTAACGTAGAAAGGAGTTATATCGATCCCATCATGGTAATGTCCGCCACAGGACTCCCTAAAGGGCCCAGTGTTGAACGATTTCTTGGAATTAACCTCGAAACCGAAATACTCTAGCACAATTTCAAGCGAAGGGTAAACCTCACTCGGAACTATGATATCATCACCATAAACGGAAACGGTACCACGAATGCCTGTAAAGTAGCAGGCGGCCTTGGCCAAAGCGTAGAAGAGCAAACTCTCTAGCTCGAACGTAAAGCCGTTCCCCATTGAGGAGAACATTTCGTTGCGATGTACTTCACCATCGATGATGGTGACTGGGCTTCTTGCGGAGCTCAGGTGGGTGTACCAGCACACAGGTAACATTTCTGCTACAAAACCTAGTGTGACTGAATCGCTTGCAGACTTTAAGTCCACAGTCGCGAGACGGCCAGTAAGGCTTCCTTCCTGTGCCAACGACCGATTACGAGTCTGGTCATTGAGGTTTATGCCGATGCGGCGCAAGCAACTACTAATGTAGTCGCCGGCTCCCTTCTGTATGTACATATTGATGTCAGGCTCTTTACAAGCACATCTATCAATTTCGCTATCCTTGGGAACGGTAAACAGCTCATTGCCGGCCCGAAGTCTCGTTAAAAACTTCGGCCGGCCGTCACCCAACCAACCAGGAGATAACTCTTGCACTAACACAAAAGCATCCTGGCAGTCAGATGTGATGTCTGCTTGCCCGAGGAACTTGCCGGCTGGGAAGCTGGAAGTTCTATTACGACTCGTTGACGCCCCTCCCGAAAACGATCCTAGGACCGCTTCTTCGGGTACGGTTTCGCCGATTATCGCAACTATAAGCTCCTGACAATAAGTGACAAACTTCTCGTAGCTGACCCGGGGTAGAATATTATATTCCCCGGGTGTTAATAACAGCCGCTCGTTTGTTGCCGCATTATTTTGTTCGATGCACATCCATTTAAAGATGGCATCGGCCCTCCGCTTTGAAGCGGGGTGTAGGCTGTCAGGGCTCACGTACTTTGAGAAGCAAACCTGCTTAAGGTAATCCGCTTTCACGGACGGCCTCAGTTTGGATATCGCCTCCTGGAGTATATGAGTTAGCTCGGGTGGAATCTGCACGGCGCACCTCTCTGGGTTGCGTCTGCGATTGCGCTGCTGCTTCATAATGAACTCTTTCAGTTATGAGAGGAAACTGCTCAGCCCTTTGGCCGAACAGAAGATAGGTTATAAACAACACTACTAACACAATGCTCGCAAGGAACATGGCTAGCAGCGTTATTCTTTCACCCGCTGTCGTAAACATTATCGAGGTCCTTTCGGAAACCCCGAGGATCCTAGTTAAGCCATACTAACGAATTAGTACAGCCCTTCGAGATCCACGAGAACAGACAACATAGTTTCGTTGTCCACCCACTTAGTGAGCTCTTCAACAAACCCAACAACATCGTCGCGCTCGCGCGCTGTGCTGCTGGGATCGAAGTTGAACGTCACGTCCGCATAGGATGTACGAACGACTTTTGGAGCTGATACACCGTTAATGACGGCATCCTGAACCACTGGCAAGGTCAACTTAAGGGATACGCGAACGCGTCCCCCTGCCGACCGAACCTGGTTCACAGCAATCCGGCGATCCCCAATGGGAATACCGGTAGACTCCACGAACGTCACGACACCGTCCGCACCGCCACCGTTC